CTTTTTCATCTTTCATAGGTCCAGGCATCCCCGACATTCTAGCACAAAAACTCTTTCTTCTTTTAGCATCTTTGCTATCAGGATCAAGTTTTGATGGTTTAGTTGTAACAGCCATCTGAAGTTTACTTCCGGGGTTTTCTTTCCTATAAGAGGCAACACCTTTGGCGTTTAGACCGCCACTAGCTGATTTTCCCTCTTTTCTTGTCCAAGCTGGTGTTTTATTATTTGCCTGCTTCATTTACTTTGCTTTTTGTTTGTTTCATTTCTATTTTTATAATATATAAACTACCTGGGACCAAATTGGTCAAATGAAAGCCCATCTAATGTATCTTCGTTTGATTCAAAGTTTTTAGGTGGTAAGTTATTTTTCTTTTGGTTTATTAACTCAGACTGCTGAGTATTCTGTTGGCTTATTCTAGTTGACTTAGCGTCTTCCTTTTGTTGTTCTCTTGTTTGTGTAAAGCTATCTTTATTTGAAGTTAATTGCATATTGTAATCAAACTCTTGAGCCATAAGGTCTTTTTTAAGTAACGCCTCTGTCTCTAATAATTTAATTGAAAATGATGCTTTAGCTTCAGCTGTTTTTATTTCAGCATCAGACTCCATTTGTATTTTCTGCATTGCTGTTTGTGCTGCCATCTGTTGAGATTGTAGATTCTGTTGAGATACCATTGCTTGCTGTTGCATTTGCATTTTTTCTTCTCTCTCCATCTTCTTTAATCTTTTCATTTTTAAAAGTTGGTTAGCAAGTTTTAGGTTTTTTATCTCACGAATATCGATAGCATCTTCAAGATTTATATCAGCTTTTGATAATGCTATTTGAATATTAGCCTCTAATTGAGCCTTTTGTTCTTCATCTGGAGATATTTCAATGAATATACCAAAATCATAAATATATAAATCTTTTATATCGTTTAGTATTGACACATTATATTTGCCAATTTTATTAGCAAAGTCATCCTTAAAATCTGCATATTGGAGTATGTCTGATATTCTATATGTTAAAGCCTCTGCTAATGTTCTAAATACATATAGGCTTGAATCCAAAATATGTCTTGTTGCTGTATTTGAATTTAATGCAGCTAATTTCTGAACACCAACTAAAGCATTAGGGTCAGGAGTAGAACCATCTCTAGCCTCATTTAGTCCTGTTACAGAACGAATCATATTTAAGTAGTGGTCATAGTTAGCTAACAACATCTGTGTTTTGCTCGCACCTGAGTTAGATGTTAACTGAGTTATGGGTACCCTTGCATTATTAAATTCACCGTCTTGTGTATATGAACGACCTATAACACTACCTGTTTGGAAGTAAAGTCTCAATGCATCCTCTGGGTTATATGCTGCACCTGTCCCTAAGTCTACTTCATTAAGTCCATCTGCATCTATAAATACCCCATCAGGCACAACTCTAGCCATAACCTGTTGTAATTTTAGGTGAGTTATTTGAATCATATCAGCAAATGGAATCATTCTTTTAACTAATGACTCAATATTCCCCTTGTACATCCTTGGAGCGCAAGCAACATAGTTTGGTAATGCATGTTGAGATGAAGACTTTGGTCTAACCATATTCTCCATCTTCTCCCATTTTAAGATAATATTACTACCCATTACCATAATACCTGAGTACCAAACATCAATAGTTTTTTCAAGTTTCTCAAATCTACCCTCCTCCATCATTTCTGACGGTGGGTTGAATTGGTCATCCTTTTTAACCATCTTAGTACCACCATTTTCTAGTAGTTTTTTCTTATAAACAACTTTTTCTGTTGTTTTATAATTGTAATATAGTAAAGTACATGTATCATTATGGAATATACTATTTTCATAAAATTGAGAAACATTATAATAATCGTACCAAGACTGACTATATTGAGATATTGTTTTTAAATCTTCAGGTGTAAGAGATTGGTCTATTTTCATTAACTCTGTTATTGGAAGAGTTTTAATCTCACCCCAATAAAAACAATCTTTAAAGTACGGGTCTTCAGTATAACTATATACTATATTAGCCGGATCGACATATGATATTTGAACTCCTGCCCCAGGAAGAAAATCGTGCTTTGCTACTTCTATACCAATTACAGCAGCATCATAATCAAGTCTAGTCCTTATTTCATTGTAATGGTTTTCATCAAATAAAGTATTAATTGCCTCCTCCTCTGCTATTTCTATTGCAGGTTTATATTTTAGCTGCATATATAATGACAATTCATCGTCAGTATTAGGCAAATCTTCAGGATTCATCACAAATGGATTTATTCCTGTATTCTCATGTATTATGTTTAGAACATTTTTAGCAACCATTTGACCCTCAATCATATCCTGATATCTGGTTCTATTGGTTTGTGACATAGCATCCTGTGCATATGCCTTAACTTTAAATAACCTATCCGACATACCATTTACTACAATATCCACAAATTTCGGGATAATAGGAACAGGTGTCCAGTCTAAGTTTAAATATGACAAGTCACCATTTACGGATAACTCATTTTTATATTTTTGAATTGATTGCTCGCCTCTTGCATATAGCCTTAATTTCCTAAAATCTTTCCACTGACTATAATACCTGCATTGGGATCCATCTTTTCTGAACCATTCATATTGTATTGCTTGACCTATCTGTAATCCATATGCATCTGTCCTTTTCTCACTATCAGAAACAAATTGTCCGGGGAATCCAAGTGGTGATATATTTATCGTTACATCTTTCATTTTATAATTTGACTTGTGTTTCCACCATTATTATACCTTGCAAAATTAATACTTATTTTACTTTCTTGTTTATTAGGCAAATATAAATGTTTTTGGTTAGCCATTATTACCAATCCTGAACTAATAGATGCGTCAAACTTTGTTCTATCATTAATATCGAACTTTACCCAATCTTGCAATGTTTTTTGAAATGGCATACATCCTATTTCATCAGAATTTCTATATGTTCCTAATGAGTCGTATCCAATATGTTTTTCTATATATGTTTCGATTGCAGATGCGTGTGATTGTTTAATGTCTTCAGATGAGTTTGGAATACCTCCCAATTCACGCTCAGTATTGCTTAACTTTGACGATGGTTTATCAGGTCTATTCATAGAATAACCCCTATATCCCCTGTTTTTAAAATGATATAGTAATCGTGGCTTATTATTTTCTGCAAGTATCGGCATACCATAAAACACACAAGCCATAAGAATATCTTCAAAAAATATTTCTGCTGTTTGTGGTCTTGCTATATATTCAAGAAAGAACTCATTAACAGGAGCATCATCCATATGCATTTTAGTCATACCGTGTAATGAACCATTAGAACCACCCCCCCCAACTACAGCAGATATATCATATGGGTCACAACCAAAACTACCTATATGTTCATTGCCAGGATACTTCATATTATTTCTTTGTACTACTCTATTTTGAAGATTTTTTGATGGCATCCAACTCACTAGAAAATTACCTGTATTGTCAGGTGTCCATATAACTGTTGAGTCTTTAACTCCATCCTTCCAATGGAACCTACCTTTAGTTACAACCTGTGCTAGTATTAAAGAATCATTGTAATCTATTTGTTCGTATAGTTTTGTAAGATTAAATAGTGATGATTTACTATCATCCCTAAATGCGTGACCTTCTGTTCTAGGAAATTGCCTATAATGTTCGTTTAGTGCATTTGAGTCTCTCTTTAATGAATCAACTTCAGCTTCCCAATAATCAATAGCACCATTAATAATTTTATTTCCATCTACACCAAGTATTGGAGTCTTTGGTTTTTTGAATACAGGCATACCATATTTATCTATAAACCCTTCCATATTCCATTCCATAGGAATAAACAATGAATATAATCCGGATTTAGTTTGACCATTTGCGTTTCTTATTGTTATATCAGAATCATAAAAAAGTGTTTTATAATTATCTCCACCTTTGCTAAGTGCATTGGATGTAGAACCCATCATACATTTGCCAATAATTTTAGAACCTAAACGTAAACAGGTTTTAGTTACACCCCAATTATTTAAAATATTATTAGGTTTGAGCCATTTTGCGCTTTCGTCATGTGCCAAATAAAGTAATTTTTCTCCATCATATGAATTATCCTCTGTATTTTTCCAATCTATAGTAGTATCTAATCCTTGGATTTCATTATCCTCAGTTTCATACATATTATTTTTTGTAATCTTTTTTGCAGGTATTTTGTAAGAGAGTTCTGTTTTAGGTTTATCCATACCATCCATAATAGGAGTAAAGAAAAACGGAAGTTTGCTGTTTATTGGTACTACCTTATCGGTAAACATTTTCTTAGCATCAGCACCTGTCTTAGATAGTATACCAACCCTAGCATTTTTAGCAAGTGTTCCAAGATTTACAGCCTCTGAGGAACACATAAATGAGAACCCTGAACGTCTAATCTTCAAATAAATCATACCGTATGACCTTATATCTGCCTTACAAGCTTCCCAAAATATATAAAATATTCTATTAGCCTCTCTAAAGTCTGGGTATCCAATATCTATACTTGACCACTGCATATACATCCAATGAGACCCTGTTATATAAGTAGGCTCACCATTGTTCATAAACCAATAACCATTTTCACGGTAATCAAACTGTTGCTCTATATAATCTACCCATTTGTTTTTAAACACCGATGGCATTTCATTCCAATGGAATATAGATTGTATTTTATTTAATTCGCTGTGTGATTTATCTCTCTCCCAATATTGTTCAGACCTAATAGTATTTCTTATTTTTATTGTTTTAGGTTCTTCAGGGAGTGCGATTAAAAGACCTGATATATTAATTATTTGACCTATTCTACCTGTCTTAGATATAATGACCATATCATATTTATCATTATACCCATATAGCCAAGTGCGTGAGTTATTCTTTTGATATAATATTTTCTTATCTATATAGTCATTAACAACACTATATATTTTATTTACCTGCTGATCTTCTTTCTGCAAATCCTTGCTTTGTGTCAATTTTGTCATTTGAACTGTTAATTAAATTTAACGTATCTTCTTCAGCCTCTATCCTTGTAAGTATTTCAAATGCATCAAATATCGCCATTTTTTTAGCTGCTGCTGCGTTTTTTAATCTATCTGCCGCCAAATCTGTATCATCACCTGATTTTATTATATCTTCTTTTGCAACTATTATTAGTTGCTCTACTGCCGCATGTCCAGCAACTATTATCTCCCTCTTTAGTTCTTCAATGCTTTTCATAATTTTATAGTTATTTGATGGTCAAACATTCTATATAACTTTTCTCCATCTATATTAAACTCATACTCACTATCCGGGGTATAACATACACTATCTCCATTGTTAATATTGTTTGATAAAAGATATTTATTTGTATATTTCATTATGCCCATTAGGGGTTCTTCTGAAAAAGGTTTATCTATATAACTCTCTATAACAGGCATAGGCTTTACAAAACAATACTTATCATATGAGAAATATTCACCATTCCTTTTGTACATAAAAAACTGATCCATTTCAATAAAGAATAAATTGTCTCTAAAAAAACTCTTGCCACTTTTTCTGTTACCCTTTATATCATTATAAAATTTAAATACATTATGATGTACTACTAATATATCCCCTACCATTATTTCTCCTACATAATTAACAGGGAGTTCAATAACTTCTGCATATCGGTTAGAAAACGCATGGTCTTCTTCTGATGTGCTAACTATAAGAGTTGTACCATCTATATCTTTGGTATTATTATACCTCCTGTCATCAAAAGGTTTTGCTATAAAATAAAATGGAGATTTCATTAAAAATTTATATTATACTCAATAGCTATTGGCATATTACTAGTAAATTCTTTCCATAATAATACTTCCTCTTTTTCATTAATAATATATATTTTGATAGATTGCGTTTCTATATTATGCTTAATAAGATGTATTTCATTACTATCACCCAATACTTTTTGACCAACAATATAGTGCATAGCACTTAATTTGTAGTCTGGACCTACAGATATTTTTCTAATATCCATAGTAAGTTAAGTGTTTTTATGTGTTATTTCACCTGTTTTCATATTGATAATAGTATCAGGTCCATACTTTTGAATGATACCAGTTTCAGTAACCTGGAAATCTTTTCTTAATTGTTCAATAGACTTTAATGTTTCATATTTTGAAAGTTCTAGTTCAGAAATAGCGTTCTTCAACTTGCTGTATTCTGCATTAATGTCGGATATTAATTTAAATTCCTCATCGGTTAATTTGTTTGATGCATCATATGTGCCACCTTTATGTAATTCCATTGTATTTAATTTTTTTCAAATGTATATATTTATTTTAATATATAATTGTTGAAAGGAGAGGATTCGAACCTCTATCTATAGATTAGTTGTCTATTGCTTTACCATTTAAGCTACCAATCAAATTTACTTTATTAGAATAAAACTAACAAGTATAGCACTAACTATGCCTGCAAATAATTTATTTCGTTTAGTATTTGCATTTATTTTGTCGTATTCATTTAATAACTCTATTTTTTGTTTTAATAATATATCTACATACCCTTTGTTTAGAGTAACTTGGTTTCTTAAATTCACAACTTGGGAACTACACGCATCTAAACTACGACTTTGAATTCTGATTAATGTATCCTGACTTAAAATTATAGCATTCGCCTGTTCTACAACTTCAGAACATTCATTGGTGGTTACTACACTATCACTCCATACTTGAACTATTTTTGTTTTATATATAGTTTTTGCTGTTTTAACGTGGCTATTTAAGTATTCTATACTATCATATAACTTTATGATTTGATTGCTGTATTCGGCTTCTAAATGGTCGTATATAGCATTTGAATCTGAATGTATAATAATTGTAGGTGTTTCGGATACAACATTTTTACTTTGTTTATTACATACCCAATTTATCCCAAATAGGGACAAACAAACTGCTATGACAATCAACTTTACTTTATTGCTCATATTTTTTTTAACATTTCAATTAATTTTGGATGAGGATAGACATCTGACTTGTCTTTCCTTACTGAATTATGGGTATACAATCCGTTTTCCCCTTTCAAGGCTCTATTGGTTATGTCCCAAATGTCCTCCTTGTAACTGATATCTATTTTGTATTTATCCTCCCATAGGAGCAATAACTCTCTCAAGTTATCTATTTGCCCATCCGTATAGTTTTCATACGCTATATGCCCTTTAAATGGCTTATCAAGTATACATACATCAGTTACTTCCTTGTTAACATAATTATAATATTTGCCATCCTTCTCGGTAAGGTAGCCCCAGTTACATATTTCTACTCCTATGCTTAACTTATCAAGGTTCTTATATGGTAATGGACTAAAGTTTTTTGGTGCTAACCCAAGATGGTATGCCCAATGTTTTGAATTAAATCCTTGGACCATCGTTCCATCTCTACCGATGACAATGCAAGTAGCAACATGAACTGGAGTTCTCTGCCAATCCATGAAGACATTCTCTGCTGATGGTCCCCCGGCAGTATGGTGTAGATATATTTGAGTTTTAACCTCCTCTACAGGATAGTAGTTACTAAACTTTATTTGCCGTAATTTCATCTTTAGAAAAAAATAAAACCATTGCCCCACCTATAAATGTTCCGCAGTCACTTAATGATGCCTTATCTAACCAAACTAAAACCAATGAGATTAACATTAGTCCCATACCAAGACTTGATGTCTTCCAATTTTGAAAAACTCTATTATACATTATCCTTGTCCTCTATTAATTTTCTTGTAGTTCTTGCTTGACTTCAATTTGCTTGATTTGGTCTTTGCGTGAACACCCTTCCTTGTTACTTTATTTGTCCTTTGAAATGTTTTGATTTCTTTTGCCATGGATATACTTTTTATATTCGTTAAGAGTTCTTGCTAATGTATATATTATTGTAGCTAACAATAAAATTGTCTGCAATAGAATATTTAGGTTAGCCGTATTTATCGTTATAAAACATAATAAATTTGCTCCAAGTACCTTCAGGTCTTCCAACTCAATCATCACAAAGTAATAACTTCTATGTTATCTGCCCCGTATATAGGAGTTAATGTTTCTACTACAGATTCTATTAGCATAGTTTCTGCTGCTACCGTTTCGTACTTTGTTACTGACAAATTCCCTGATATTGTTGTGTTGAAATCTGCTACATTTGGAATTGAAACTTTACCATCAGCAATAGCTTGTTCGTTTTGATACAATAAGGTTGCTACCTGTGCTGGGATTAAACCATCCTTTTGACTTTTGTTATCGGTGTAAGCTTCTGCTATTACTAAAACACTACCACTTGCTACTATCATACCGCTAGACAAGTTTACTTCTGCGTTTATTTTTACTGCTTTCATATATTTGTTTTTAAAATTTTATTTATTTGTATTATTTATTAATTTGGTGGAAAAGGTGGTGGTAAAGGTGGAGTATATTCTCCTTCTGGTAAATCTAAAACCCAAGCATATTGACTTGCTTCAACTTCGGGTTCATCTTCATCGGAAAGCATTAAATACCAAACATCATCAATATCTTGAACGCAATTAAAAAATTGATATTCTGTGTAATATTGACCTTGTATTTGGTCTTTCTCGTCAACTGTTAAAATATATCCTATCATACTACTTGTCGGGAAAGTGTTGTTTGAAAGGCTTGAACTGCGGTATAATAGTTAGTTGCTTGTGTATTAGTCATACCGTCTCCTAAAGAAGCAAATGCACATTGTTTTGATGAAAAATTAGAGGCAGAGCCGTCTATATTTGCTGCACCTACATAAATATTTAGTGAATTTAAGGCAAGAGCACTTGCTAATTTAGCACTAAGTAATGTTCCGTTTTTAAAAGCGTTTGTTGTTGTTGATGTGTTTCTTGTTCCATTGAAAAAACCAAGGGAATTTGCAACTGCGGGGTCATTTGCAGTAATAGTTGATAAAAACACAAAATAAAAACCTCCAATATAATAAATATGTTGATGGAAATAACTCGCAGCCGCTGTTGTTTTTACTGAGCCAATTTCAACTTGTGAACTTGCAGCACCTGAAGTTCTTGAATAAAAGGAAATGTGATTTGAATCCTGAGAACTTAATGCACTACTTGGTACAAATGAAGTATTCATATATGCACTTGTTCCATTTGGTGTTGCACCAGTACTTGCAAATGTCCAACCAGAAGTAAAAGTGCCAGTAAAACTTGATGATTTTAAATTTTGAGCACACGCTGCTGCACTTGCCCCTACCATTGGATATATGGCTTTCATATTTGCCCAAATACCATAGGATTTTAAATCTAAAACAAGTTGCAATGTTGCACTTTGTTCGGTTACTGTTAATGAGCCTCCAGCAGCAATTACCCTATTATAAAATGCCAAATAATCTGGATCAATTATATCACTACGCAAAAAATTAAACGGAAATAACATTAATAATTTAAACTATAAGTTCCAAAGAAATTAGTACCATCGTGAAATAAAGTAATTATATCAGTTTTACCTACTGTTGTTGTTAATGTTGGTGGAGTTCCACCACTCCACTTAACTGTAGCAGGATATGTTAATGTATAACTTCCAGTGCCACCTTGAATAACCTTTAGTATATAAACACCAACAACGTGACCGCTAAATGTTAAAGTGGTAGATGCCGTTAAAGTTAAATCTACAATATTACCAGACGCAAATGGAATATTAACAGTCCCACCACTTCCAGCAATTGTTTGTGCTGCTCCATTTAAGTAACCCCAATTAGTGCCGTCATAGTAAGCCGTACCTTTGTTGGTTGTATTATGTACTAATAATCCTTCTGCTGGAGATACAATAGCCGCTCTTTGAGCGTTGGTCATCCTTGGCGGTAAAAAGCCTTGAGTAGTGCTATCGGCTTGTAATACTGAACTTGCATCTACAGAAGTCGTGTTAAAGTAACCTCCACCCGATGATGACTCAAATGCTCTATGACTTGTTACTGCCGTTACTGTTGGATTATGGTATATTCCTCTAAATATTTTTGTTCCAGTACCGTTAGTCATATTAATGACGTTATTAGTTTCTTGAACATTTATTGATAAATTTAAAGAAGGGGCTACTGAAGTCCAATTTCTTGTAAATTTAATGAAACTAAAATTACCAGTTGCACTTGCACTATTCACCTCGCTATCTCCAAAATTTATAATCGCACTATTTGGATTTCCATTTCTAAAAATAATGTTCCCAGTGGGGTAAAGTATGCCATCCATTGACCTTAATACTGTGCTATTTCCAAAAACTGTATCAGACTGAGAAACCGCTAAACATACATTATCTGATTGGTCTTTTACTTGAAACTTAACACTACCGCTTAATAACCCACCAAGACCAACAAAAACAACACCATCATCACGCACCGAAAATGTCTGATTGCTGGAACTATTTTGCACTAATATTGAGTTTGTCGCAGATGTTGCACCACTGCCTACAACGTGCAGTTTAGCTGTTGGAGCAGAAGTATTTATACCAACATTCCCTCCGCTTAACAAAGCCATAACTTGACCGCCATTAACACCAAAGTATATTGGTGTACTTGCGGCATTTGCTATCATTAATCCAGCCGCTATAGGTGAACTCCATATAAAATTACCTCCAGCCATATTTACACCAGCATAAACAGAACTTGGAGCACTTAATGCGTGAGCCCTAAAGTCAATGTAAGTATCATTATTATTAACTTGAGCCCTTAAAAACGACCTTGCAGTTGCACCAGTTGCCTCTACTTCGGATTGGTTAAAAGTAGCTAATTTTGAATGAATACTTGATTGTGGTGTATTAGTTCCAATTCCCAACCTATTATTGGCATCGTCCCAAAAAAAGTTTGTTGCATCACTTGCTAAGGCACTACCATCTGAAAACTGAATTGCACCACTAACGCCACTTGGAGTAGCAGCAACAACTAAATTTCCACTACCTAAAATTGAACTTGAATTAATAGTTTTAATGTTAGTTCCGCTTACTAATGTAGCCTGTACTGTCACATCTCCTGTACTAGCATTAACAGACTGAACTGGACTCTGTGCCTTAATCTGTGTAATATTTATTTTCTTCGTGATATTATCACTGATATCCACAATAGGCAATACATCATCACTTGAAATGGTTTCTATTTGGACTAAGTCGGTTATTTTTTGATTTGCCATTATGTTGTTATTATTATCTTACTTAAATCTTGTTGTAACAAAAAACTACCATCTTGTTTAAGCAAATAAAATTCTGTTGCTGGCGGTATAGCTAAATTGCCACCTATTCCAATAGCAGTTCCTATTGCTAATATAGTTCCATTCATATTACCAAAGAGCTAAAACTAATGTTGCTGTAGTATTTGTTGAAAGTAATTTTACGAATTGAACAGGGATAAATGAACCTGCCAAAATACCCGTAAATAAAACAGTATCTCCGGCAGCTGTCATTACATTTAAGTCTCCTGTTCCTCCTACATATAACACGCACCCTTCGTTTGGGCTTTCTGCATCATAAATAATATACGCCTTTGAACCTGCCGTAAATATATTAGCATTAAGCGTAAGCGTAGTTTGGTTATCTACTGTTAATACTGTTGCTGCTGTGGAGTCTGTTATATTGTAAACAATGTCCTGTGGCTTTACGTTTGCAGTTATAAATGTAGCACTAGAGTTTACAAGTTTATTTGCCACTGCTGACGTATTAGTTCCTGATGTTACTTGAGCAGGAAATGGAATATTAGCATCATCTGACTTAATTACAGCTAAGGCTCTTGATGGTTGTAGTTTTTGACTTGGCATTTTATTTTTTAATAAATGTTTTTTAATTTTATAACTGAATTTTTATCAGCATTATATTTAAAGTTTTCTTCTGGTTTGTTATATCTTTTAGAAGCTCTACTAATAGCCCTCTGTTCCGCTGTCATATTGTTCCTTTTCTCTCCCTCAGATGTAAGTGTTTTACCATCCATACCCAAATGACCTCTTTTTTGTAATAATTTTATTGCAAAGTCTCTGCTACCAACTTGGACAGATAATCTGTTTACCAATTCCCCACTCCCCATATATTTTTTACTTGCCATATGGAAAAATATTGTTTAATGTTTCTTTTCTTTTATTGCATCCACAGTCTTCTATGCCAACAAAATCTGTTGCCTTTTTTACAAGTCTTTTTACTCCTGTCGCAACAGTTATCATTTCAATTGTATCGCCTAATCCTTTGTGCCTTGTTACCATTACATTTTTGATTGACTACTAATAATTTTATATATTTGTGATACAAAAGTAATAAATTAAATCTAATGCAAAATATAAAAAATGATTTCTTAAAATATTGGTCCGTAATACGATATTTCGTCCTTGCAAAATATGGACTAAACCAAGCACAACTTGACCTTATATTGTTTCTTTATTCTGAAAAATATTTTACATTAAAGAAGTTTGAAGAACTAGATAATGTCCTTAAATGGGACAAAAAAAGACTTGTTAATATGATAAATGATGGATGGATTGAAATATTTGTAAAAAAAACAGGTACAAATACAATCTATAAACTATCCTATAAATCTCTAAGGCTATGTATATCCATTTACGATAAACTTAACGGAAATGAAATCCCTACATCACCTTGCCACAACCCTATGTTTAGAAAAAAAGTAGGATTTAGCGACAAGGTTTATAAGAATATGATAATAAATATGAACGATAAAATAAAAAAGAAAAAGTTGAACCCAGAGATAGACCTAGATGGTGTATATGACTAGATCACCACAACAACATCTCTTTCTTGTATAATCGTATACTGCTGTCCATCTATCAACATAGTAAATGCACTTGACTTGTCATAGTATATTTTATCTCCAGACACAATATTGTCAACTGCGGTACCACTCTCTATAACATCAGCCTTCTTGTAACGCATACCTGAGACATCATCACTAGACAATAATATACCCGACTGGGTCTTAACTTCCTCAACTATGTCTCTTATTAATATATATTTTCCTATTGGTTTCATATAACTTTAATTTTAAAATACCCTATGCAAGAAAAAACTCTAACTCTTGATCTTTCTTTAAGATTGATATGGTTGACATATGCAACGTAATGCCATGGACTTTTTTTGTAACTGATGTATATATACTGATATCCACTAGATGTTAATCTGTCCTTTACTAAGTCACTGTCGGTAGGAATTAATAATATTATTATTACTATTGCTATTAAAATTAATATTAACTCTGCCATCTATTGTGTATCATAAGTCCTAGCCATTGTTAT